GATATTTCTATCTGATTCATCAAAGCATTTTCTATTGTGCGTAGTCCTTTATCTATTTCACTCTGCATTTGTTCTTGCCCTTGCTTTCTTATCTCAAGAGCATCTATTTCTAATTTAAAAAATGCTGTGCTTGGAGGAAGCAAAGTCATTAATAATTTATTCGACAAGCTATTCACACCACGACTACCAGTAGCTTGGAAAGGAGTTTTTATTCTTGCCCTTGTACCAGTTGTTTGTTCTGGTATCAAGCTAGGTATCGTTAGCTTTGAAGATTCTTTTGCTTCTCTATCGTAGACAGACCTACTACTAACAAGTGCTTCATACCTACCTGCTGCGGTTGTGCCTTGTGCTGAGTATTCCATATTAAGTTGGGTAGTTTAAATCTCCACCTTTTTGGTTATCAAGCAATGGTATCTGTAAAGATTTAGTTCCCATTTTTCTACCCATAGCAACTTTTGTATCAGCAGCTTGTTTCTTTTTTTGTTTACCAACAACAACTGCATCAGCAGTATCTTCTATAGGTGAATCAACTGGTTCGGTTGCAGGTGCAGGTGGGGGTGATGGTCGTGATCCGAAACACATGGCAGGTGTATATTATTTTTTCCTTATACTAGCATGAACTAAATTAAAGTCTTCTTTTTAGTTTGCGTTAACTTTTGTGCTGTAGCAATAGTTGGGTTAGAAAAGTTTTTAGTTTCTTTTTGTTTTGCAATCTTAAGTGAGTCTGCTGTTTCAGTTTTTTTCTTTTTCTTTTCTAGACCTTCTTGCTCACCTGTAATTACAACAGGGTCATTCTTGCTTTGATACTTTGCAACTCTTGGTTGAGTACTGCCACCACCACCAAAACACATAGCTAGTTCTCCAATACTCTATTAGTTAACATAGTTTCTTTTTGTCTTAGTTGCTGTTCGATTAGATAGTCAACAACAGACCTCTGCCCTGCACGATACCACACTTCACGATCTGATAGCGATAGGTCTGGGTGTCTGTTAGGAAACACAGCATCTAAGGCTTGTATAAGTTCGTTAGTAATTACTGGTAAAGACACAAAAATTAAAAAGCTATATCTATATTATATGTTAGTCTGTAGATAGCAAGGAGTGGTTACCTTGTTGCAACGCTAAGAAAACCTCAAGGGTGTGGTTCCTCTTGGGGTTTTCTTTATGGAAATCTATGTTATATTGTTTATTAAGCAATAGACCCATTAACGTGTCATTAACTTGACCTCCGCTCTGTTGGATAGATCTGTTGCCTACTAAGTAACCAGACCCATTATTCAAACAGTTAAATCTGTTACTGCTCTGACGGAGCGTCAGTTGCTTATAACAAAGAAGCACTAACAACCCATGCTACTGCGTTGTTGGTGCTTTCTTTTATGGGTTCCAAAGTTTTACTTCACCTGTATTGTAATCATAATCTCCTTCTCGCAATATCCTTGTAAGTCTTGCGTTCAAGATAGCATCAGCAATCGTGTAACCTTTCTTAGTATATGTCTCCTGTACCTTAGACCATAGTGCTTCTTTAGTATCAGGTGTATTAGCTAAAGTCTTTGAAGCTGTAACCATACCCATACCTTTGATACCTAGTATTCCGTCACCAGCATCACCAGCTAACGACATCTCAAACCAATGCCTGTCTGCTTTCTTATTGGTGATATGTTCTATCGAATCATCAGCTATAAGTTTGCATGGTAGTGTTCTCATATCTTTATCAACTGAAACTATTATTGGGTCTTTATATCTGCCATTGGTAGCAAGCAAACCAAGTACGTCATCACCTTCTAGGTTTTCATAGGCAACAGTTTCATATCTTTCTTTTACTTCTTTGATAACACTCTTGAGTGCAAGTGGTTTACGTTTACCTATCCTGTTGATCTTATACTCTGGAAATATCTCATGTCTAAATGTAGGGTAAGAAGTAAAGCACATAACTATGTCATGCTTGCTGTCAGCAATACTTCTATAAACATCTATTCTGTTTTCTATCAGATTAAGTATGTCTCTTTCATCTGAATGTAGAGTATGCTCCCAATCATTCCATCTTGTGTCTTGTTCACAGGCACAGCAAGAATTGTAGATCAACCAATCAGCATCAATAAGTAAGGTCATAGCTAAATAAAATCCTCATAGACAACAAGCCGACCTGTCTTCTGGTCGTACAATAATTTATCTACTTCTCCTGTCATACCAGTATGTCTTGATTTCAACACCTTTAGCTGTAATCGCTGTCTCTCACTAGCTTCTCCTGTCTGGTTTCTTGATGCAGATAACACGACATCAGATAACTGAAGAAGACTATGCGATCCTCTCAAATCTGAAGTATCCACATCTCTGCCCGACTCATGGGATTGTCCTTGTGGTCTGCGTAAATGACTGACCAATACAATAGCTATACCAGTTGCTTCACTTAAACTTCTAAGCTTGGTCATTATTATATCTATTGCTTTGCGTTCATTATCTAGTTCAAGACCAGACAAGACTATGCTTATGTGATCTAGTATGACTACCTTCACTCCATCAACAGTAGCTAAGTATCTTATCTGTTCTAGTAATACATCAGGTTCAAGACTTCCGAAGTGGTTGTATAAAAAAAGATTGCGTGTTGATGTGAGGTTATCAAACGCAATCCGCAGATCATCTTTAGTTATGCCATCTTCATTTAAGTGCAAAGGAATGTTCAAGTCAATACCTACAAGACCTTGAAGAGTTCTTTGTACTGATTCTTCTAACCCAATATATCCAACTTTAATTTTTCTTTTTAGGAAATGGTGGCATAGCTCCCTGCATATTGTGGACTTACCTGCACCACTAGCACTAGCTACTGTAAAGATCTGGCTTGGAAACAAACCTCTTGTGTATTCGTTCAGCTTTGGAAATGGAAAGTCTGATACAGGCTTACTTGTTTCTTTGGTAAACAAATCCCAAGCGTCTGCCGCATTAATAAGAGAGTCAGGTCTTACAGGTCTAGCTTTCCATAACCTGTCTTTAACTAGCTCACTTTCTCCTGATACAAGATGATCGTTAACGTCATTACGATCTAGTCTTGCTATAGCAACTTTACCTCTTGGTAATACCTCCATACATTTTTCTGCCGCTTTGTTACCTGCTTCGTCATTATCAAAACAAATAACGATACGACAAAAACTATCAAGCCATTTGTAATTTGCCGCTAAATATTTTGCCGCCGACTGTACCCCCGAAGGTATAGATACACAGGGAAACTTATTACCTTGTATCTGACTAGCACTCATGCAATCTATCTCTCCTTCACATACAGTTAAAAAGACAGAACCATTACCTCCATGCTGTCTCCATAAATGCTGACCCCATAGCTGTACCTTTGACATATCTCCTATCCATATGAACTTCTTATCTTGAAAGCGTATGTGCTGTGCAACATCATTACCTTTTTGATCTTTGTATGTAGCTACTTGTACTGGTTGCCCTCTGTACTCTGCCTGTCCATAACCAAATAGTTCTGCTGTTTCTTTAGTTATTCCACGCTTGGGTAAAGCTATCGGTGTTACCTTCAACAGCTTTGGGTTTGGTTTATATATAGGAATAATGTTGGTGGTCACTTTCTTTTCTTTTTTGTTTGGGTAGTAGGTGTAGCCACAGTCCATAGTGAAGCAATGGTGGTGTCCATCATCAAAGACTGCACAGTTTTTTTTACCGCACTCAGGGCAAACTATTTTGTTTTTGTATTGGCTCTTCATACCAATCATCAGGAATAAATTTGTCGCAGTATTGGAACCCATGTCTCTCACACCACTTGGCATAAGAGATAGAGTTCTTGGCTTTGGATAGTTTGGTTCTGCTATTTTGAAAACAGAACCTTATATCTAGGTCGGGTCGTTTCTCCTTAATTGCAAGATGCTTGCGTCTATCTTCTTTCGAGAAGTAGCCCTTTGTTTCAACAATAAAATTGTTGAGGATAAAGTCAGGGCGATAGGTGCAAGTGATTTCATAGTCAATGCTGAGAGTTTCATAGGTAAAGATAATTTTCTTTTTGGTTAAGTTGTCAGCAAATTGACTTTCAAATTTACTTTTGTATTTAGAAGTCGGCTGCTGTTGACGCAGTACTTTTCTCTTCATAACTACTTGGTGGTGCTGCTTCAAAGTCTGGGCTGCCTGTCCATTCAACGTGCTTTCTAACTATGACTTGTAAAGGTTGGCATCTGATACCGACACCATTTGCACCTGCGTCATAGCCACTACACTTCATAGACATCTGGCCTTCTGTCATAGGACTAATCTTTTCATACTCTTTCTTTTCTTCATCTGACATAAGACGTAGTGGGTCTTCGTTAGCCCAGAAAGTAACAGGTGGATTAGTCCATACATCACCATTTTGTTTTACCCCACCAGCTTTTTTATTGGTCTTGATGACTAAGTAATCATCTTCTGTTGTCCAAGGTAAGCTTGGTTCTCCAAACTTATTTTTGGTAAGAGTAAACTTTCTATCTGGATAGTATTCTTTTAACGCTGCTTTCCATCTATCAAGCAAGCCTTCAAGCTGCTCAATAATATGTTCAACCGCATCAACTTCCCTACCCATTTCATCTTTCATCATTATGCCTTTCTTAATAAGACATTCTGCTTTATATTTCTTGACACCCTTGTACTCGTCAGGGGTTACAAGATATGAATACCTAAAGTTAGTAGGATTCGGTGTGACTATTTTAATAGTCTCTGGCTTGAGATCTTCCATGTTTGATACCTTGGTTTGGTTTCCGTTTTAATGCGTCTATAAAAGACGTTCCCTAACTATACCTTGATCTCTTGCTATGTAAATATATATGGTGCTGTCAACACATCTGTAATATCATAGTCTCCCATATCTAGTGCCGAAGGTAACTTACTACTATCACTTAATTGTTGTGTTGTTTGGTGGTATAAATTATCTAAATTGTTGTCACTATAAATGTTAAAGAAACTTTGCTTTACACATTCAATAAACCTTTGAAGCTCTGATGCAGGACTTCCATAGCAATCATGTATGACACAAAAGTTTTTAAGTCCATGCTTACTTGCTTCTACTAAACTCATGTGGCAATGTGCAGCATCAAGACTATGTATATAATTACTAGGAAAACCCTGTGCCTGTCTTCGTTTATCAACCTTAGTAGTATCAGGTTCAGCAAGACTTAGCCTGACACTTGAGTTACTTAGTTTAGTCTTTACTCTTTTAACATCATTCTTGTAGTAGTTCTGTTGTACCAGAAATCCTGATGGTGTATGCCAAGAGATAGGTTTGTTTTCTTTATTAAAACATAAGGCTGTAGTCTGCAAGTACTTCAATACTTCATAGCTTTCTGGGGTTACATACTTTACTGCCTGTTCAATCATGGTTGCCAGATAAAAATTATTCTTAAAATTTTTTGCAACAAAAACATTTTCATTTACAAAGTATCTTTCTATGTAGTTTGCTATGCCGAATGTAGTTGAGTTATATGGAATCATAAGTACAGGTTTCTTTACAAACTTTCTTGTCAACTTATCTTTGTGTGCATACCAGATTGGTGCTTGCTCTGCCTTGTCATACTTCAGTAGCATCAAGAGAACATCAAGTATTTGTTTATATAAATCTTGTGGTTGTTTAACATTTTGTAGGTTAACTTTGTTAGCTAAATGTTGATTAGATATAAGACCTGCTATATGTTGATAGCCATTGTTCGTACCATCAAGACAGCAAACATGGTGAGATACATACCCATACCCTTCGCATTGAAACTCACACCACTCTTTACACCAAGCAAGAAACTGGAAAGGTTCTTTTGCTTTACCCCATATACCAACATTACCTATCGGGTCTTTGTAAACTTCTTCTGCTAGATCAGTTCCTTCTATGTAAGCCCACTCAAGTCGTTCCTCATAGGTATGTTTATTCATACCCCAATGGTTTGCACCTGCTATAGCTAACCAGTTCAAGTCTTGCTTAGTCTTTATCTCTGCACCTTCATGAAATCTATGAAGCCCTCTAGCTATGTCATTACCTTGTGGGTGGAAGTGTGCAGTTAGTGGGTACATACGACCAGTAAAATCAAATTGATAAACGTGAAAAAATTTTTCGTCACAATATCTTTTTGCTGTATCAATCATAGATAGTATCTGATACCTCTTGACCATATTCTGATGGTTCATATCATGGATTAAAGAAGCTAAGTATCTCCACTCTTTTCGTGCTTGCTTATTGGTATCTATATCGAGTGGTTTTGTTGGCAGTTCTGCAAGCTCTCTATCAATCAATGAACCAACCTCTATTCGTTCCTCCCAACAGTATTCAAGAGTTTCTAATACAAACTGATTTACACCCCAAGCTGTCTGACTCGCCAGAGTTAACGCTTTCAGACTTGTTGTTAAGTCTTCTCCTCGTAGTGTGTTTAGGTAGTCTTGATTAGAACTCTTGATTGCTTTTGTTTTTAGTCTGTCTGTAAAGTAACCACCGCTATCTATTGAAGTCCACTCTCTTGGTACATCAAGACAAGGTAGGTAGATAGGAAAGGCCGCAATCCTATTTGATCTACCCTGTCTTATATATTTCATAAACCTTTCAGTAAAGACTACATAGTTTGTTGTACCTTTACCTACCTTTTTGTTTATAAGGTTGACCATATTTATTTTTATCATTATCAACTCGATCAACTTCAGCCCAACACTAAGTTTATTACCCCTTGTCCAAGTCTTAAAGTCATGGCCTTTACTGTTCATGTGATAGACCATAAGGTTTCTTTTGTAGCCTTCGTTTTTGGTATCTCTGGTATGTTTCTTTATGTTCTTAAAATGTTTAGGGTCTAGCTCTTCAAACTTAGTAAACCTAAGTTCGTCTTCTAGCATCTGCCCTATCTTGAGTGCAGTAGATACAGTTGTCTTTAACTGCGAAGCATTATCTAGTAATACTTTGAAAGCAATAAAGGCAACTACATCTACGTCTGGGAACTGAGAAAGAAACAAAGCAGAGACAGCTTTGACTCCTACCTTACCGCTAAGACTTTCATCTATATGTTCTTGTATTGCTTTGCTTAACTTCTGTAGTCCTGACTCTATGATATTGCGAGCATAATAGTTCTCGGACTCCCTGCCCTTCTCTATATTTTTGTTTTGTTTACTGATCTTGTTATAGGCTGAGATGCTAGAGATACTTTGCTCTAGCTCTAGTTGTTTCTTACTTGGTTCTGTCATTATATTTTTTATCTAAAATTTTTAACATTTCAATTAGAAATCCATGAGTAGCTTTAAGTCTCATGTATTGCGTTTTATTATTTTCTGATGCTTGCATATACATAGTCATCATGCTATTTATCATGTCTTCGTGTGCTTTTCTTTCAAGTTGTTCGGGTGTTTTTTTTGATCTTGGCATTAGTTCAACACCTCCACTACAGAGTGCAAAGCCTTTGGTGCTAGGTGTGCATAGATCATGGTGTTCTCTATGTCCTCATGCCCTAGCCAATCCTTAACTAACAGTATCGGTACTCCTCTTTGTACTAATCTGCTGGCGGTGGTGTGTCTACATAAGTGCAAGGTATAAAACTTCTTATCGGCATAGCCTAAGTCTTTCCTAGCCTTTTGCCAGATAGCATTTAGTTCAGAGTAGTTATATAAAAAAACTTTATCGAAATCTTTTAGACCAATACAATGATTAGTTAAATTATCTCTTACTCTGTTAGTCATGGGTACAGCTACAGCTTGATCGTTCTTTCTATCATTGAAGTTGATTTGGTTGTTGTCAAAGTCAACAAATCTTTTTTCAAGTCCTAGTAATTCATTTACTCTGCAACCTAAATCAATAAGACATTCAATAATATCTTTTACTGCTTTGTATTTATGTTCAACTAAATAATCAAGCAATTCTTTTTCCATATCAGCAGTAAGATAATGAACCTTGCTGTTCTTTGTTGGTCTAGGTTTTGGGAACTTAATCATCTCAATAAATCCGTCTTCCTCCATCTCTTGAAGTACGACTCTCAGGTAGCCCATCTTCTGATTGATTACTGCATTACTATTCTTGTGTTCAGCTTTAAGAATATCCATCATCTTGTTGACCATAGGTCTAGTAATTTTATTTACTGGTAAATCCCCTAGTGCTTTGATGTTGTGCTTCATTCCTATCAAGAAATTAGTAGCAGATTTAGTTCCGTTCTTTCTTCTTTTATATACAACTCTAGTTGCTTCAGAAAGTTTGAGCATTTTTCTTTTCATAGTGGTTCGTTAAAGGTTTTTTTCTAGGTCATCTATCATTTCAAGATAGCCCTGTTTACCAAAGGCGATAAGATCAGGGATTGTATATTCTCTTGTGGTAAATCTATGTCCACAAGAAAGACACACCCTACGTCTATAGACATAAGGTGTGATGCTTTTGTTTCGGAAGCCTTTAGTAAGTTCAGCTTTTCTATAAATAGTTTCACGAACTTTGATGTCTAGGCTTTCGCATTTAGTACACTTCATTGTTCTTCCTTTGGTGGCTCGAACCACTTATCAAGTTTCTTTTTAATCTTGCGTAAGTTTTCCATAGTCTCAGGACTTGCTCTGCGACCATGTTCGTCTTCTCTTAAAACATCTTCGATCTCAATAAATTCAGTAAAGAATTTAACGATAGTTGATGATTGCATATAAGGTAAATTACATTCATCATCTGCATCATCTGTAAATGTAAGAAAGCCAATAGACTTATCTTCAAGATGTCCAGTTTCTAGAGGATTAAACTCTATTTTTTCCCAATGTCCGCTTGGATAAATGTGATGTGTGTGATTGGTTTTCATAGGTCTTGCTCCCAAAATTTGATAAGTTTTTTTAGTTCAGCTATCCGCTTCTTTGCGTTGGCTGTCTTCTCAGCTTTTCGTATGCTGATTTGTTTCAGCATGGCTTGAGTTTCTTCGTTGATCTCTTCCATAAAGTTCATACCTCCTCGTTTCGATAACTTGGATATTTAACAATTAAATTATTTGTTTTATATGTCATAGTCTCGATTGGATGACCTATAAAATCTTCTATTTGATTTATTAAATCATTTTCATCTTTGGCTTTCCATCTAGTACCTTTACATCTTTGATTTAAGACGTACTCTTCTTGTTGTGATAGTTGCCATTGTGGATCTCCATCTCCAATTTCACAGAGGTAAAGATCAATGTCAGTAACGTGGTATTTATTCATCTTCTTCCTCCTCTTCATAATCTTCCTCCACTAAAAATTTAACTTCAAATAATCCTTCTTCATCTTTACCGTATATGGTATCAAGTTTATGCTCTTCGATAAAGTCAGTTACTAATTTTTCTACCTTGGATCGTGGGTAGATTTTGTATTCAGTAGTTTTCATTGTGGTTCCTCCGTTTTAATTTGGTTGATTGTTTTAATGATCTCTTTTTTAAAGAGTTCAATAGACTCATTCATTGAAAGGTTGCCACCTTTATCATGTGGCAGGTTTATTGAATAAGATGTATCGGTAAGTCTTGCGGCCTTTGTGAGTATCTCATCAAGTTCTGCAAGTGTTTGCCATTGTGA